AAGAAAGTGTCCATGCCGCAATTGATGCTGACTGTGAAAATATTCAACAAGTAATTGGGTTTGTGAAACAAGACCCAGACGTTGAGATTGTTGATGAAAGTTTCGTGAAAGAATACTACAACGAATGTATGGAGAATATGTAATGGGATTGTTAGTGAACGTATATAAAGATGCATCATCAAAGTATGATTGCACAAACGGTGGTGTCTCTTCAAGGGATATCAAAGGTCTTTGTCTGACTAATGTGTCTGGGCCTTTTGACCCAAGTGATGAATATCCTGCCGCTAAGTTGGTGAAACAGTCTTTCGGTTTTGGTTCTTCAGTGAAAGTTATTCCAGAGGAATCAGAAGGAAAACAAACTATGATGGGTGGTAACTATGCCGCAACATCTGACTCAAGGTTCAGCGACAAGGTTGAAGAGATGCTTGGTGTCCACTTCTACGGTGCGGTGCCTATTCACGATAGGGTTGAATAAAAAAATGTTTAACTTGACTAGACTTTTAAATGCAGATTGGTTTATTCGTATACCACTCGCAACGGTATTCCTACAACAAGGAATATCCAAACTTCCCTTTAGTCCAGATGATGCAGCGTCATTTGACCTTCCAGTTCTTGTGTGGGCATTTGTGGTTGTTGGAGAAATAGGTGCCGGTATCGGTTTGATTGTCGGAGCACTTATTCAAAAACTTTGGAGTTTTATTGCAGACATAGTTACACGATTTAGTGGATTCACAATGGGTTGCATTGCAACTGGTGTAATTTGGATTTCACAACCAGACAGTCTTATAGATGTTTTGTTGTATGATAACTTACACATATTTCTTTGGGCCGGTGGATTGTTCTTTGCACTGAAGGGCAACACTAAATGATTTATCTGCCCGTAGCTCAGCTGGATTAGAGCAACGGTCTTCTAAACCGTAGGTCGCAAGTTCGAATCTTGCCGGGCAGGCCAATTAAGAGGGAACATTTCGTTCCCTCTTTCTGTATAAATAATCCAATAAAGGATTGTTTTAATATGCAGAATTTTCTAGGCAGAGATGGTTTCATCTGGTTCACTGGTGTTGTTGAAGATAGAGATGACCCAGACAAACTTGGTCGTGTTCGTGTTCGTTGTGTGGGATATCACACAGACGATGTAGAGAAAATCCCAACAGCAGATTTACCTTGGTCTTGGGTTATGATGCCCACAACAACTAGTGCAATGGGTGGACTAGGTGAAGGTATGCCTTTTATTGTTGAGGGTAGTTGGGTTGTTGGTTTCTTTCGTGACCCAGACCAATTGCAAGAACCAATTGTTATCGGAACATTGCCTGGCATTCCATCCGAATCTCAAACAGTCGATAAAGGTTTTAATGACCCACGGAGTGAGGATGCGACACAGAGTGAAGAAACATATACATACAAACCAGACTATGGCCCATATCCATTAAGAACAACTGATAGTGATGTATCCAGACTTGCAAAGAATGATGCAAATAATATTCATCCAGAGATTGAAGAACGAGACAATGCGGTAACAGAAGATGTGCCTACCGCAAACGAGAAAAAGATTCTAGGTGACGCTGACTTTACTGTAGATATCGCATCTACATGGACAGACAAACTCGCAACTAATATTGACCTTACCGCAACAACTTGGAAAGAACCAAAGACTACGGATGATTCTATTCGTGGTGCAGATGCTACAGGTCGCAATCCAGAAACAAAAGAAGATAGAGTTGCTCCTTACAAAAGAAGGAACACAGAGTATCCATACAATCGTACATACGAAACAGAGGGTGGTCATATCATAGAAATTGATGATACACCTTATGCGGAAAGAATGTATCAGAAACATAAGAGTGGCACATTCACGGAGATTGATGCAGATGGAAACAAGGTGACCAGAGTGGTTGGACAGAACTATGAGATAGTTGCTGGTAGTAACTTCTGTAATATTAAAGGTGATGTCAACCTTACGATTGACTCAAATTGCAAGACATACATCAAAGGTGATTGGGATATTCAAGTTGACGGAAACAAGAATGAAGTTGTCAAAGGTAATGTCACAGAAACCTTTGGAAGCAATGTTGTTTTGAATACACATTCGACAACATTAACAGGATTTAGAACGAAAACAATTCTTGGTCTTGAAAATGAAAATGTGGTTGGTGCAGTCGCACATATTTACGGTGGTATCAAAACAGAGACAGTTGCTGGGAATGTTACGGAAACATTTAGTGGTAATCAAACAACACAGATTACTGGCAACTTGGATATTGATGCCGCAAGAATTGACTTAAACTAGGAGATAATATGCCCGCAGTAACAAGAGTAGGATTGGATAGTCATGTAGGTCACGCAAGCCCTACACCAAATCCATTTCACAAAACAGCATATGCATCTGGTTCTGGTGATGTGTTTACAAATGGTGCATCAACCACAAGGATTGGTGATGTCACAGGATGTGGTGACCCAGCGGTTGGTGGTTCTGGTACAGTGTTTGTAAATGGTATTGGTGTTCATAGACAGGGTGATGGAACTGGTGGACATGGTTCTTGGGTGCCGAATGCGTCTGCATCTGGTTCACCAAATGTTTTTGCTGGTGGGTAAAACAGACTAAATAATACAAAGAGAGATAACGATGGCAGTACAATCCGCATACAGAGATGCACAGGCAACAAACGAATCAAGTCGTAGTGCAAAGGTATATAAAGATTTAAATCTTAATTTTACTCGACATCCAGTTAAAGGAACTTTGTCTCCATTGACTGATGTTGCTGCTGTAAAAAGAAGTGTACGAAATCTTGTTATGTATAATCACTATGAAAAACCTTTTCATCCAGAGATTGGTTCTGGTGTGAGAGATTTGTTATTTGAAAACATGACTCCATTTGTCTCAAACACATTAAGAAAATTGATTGAGGATACAATTATAAACTTTGAACCAAGGGTTAGACTTGCCGAGGTTGCAGTTAATCCAAACTTTGATAACAACCAGTATGAGGTGACAGTAGAATTCTACATAGAAAATTCTCCATCAGAGCTTGTTGATATGTCGTTCAACTTAGAGAGAATACGATAATGGCAACCACAGATAAAAGATTAAACGTAACAGACTTAGACTTCGATGATATCAAATCGAATCTAAAAACTTTCATGCGTAACCAAAATGAGTTTACGGATTATGACTTTGAGGGTTCTGGTATTAATGCACTGTTAGACGTACTTGCGTATAATACACATTACCTTGCAATGAATGTCAATATGGCTGCAAACGAAATGTTTCTTGATACTGCATCTGTTCGTGCGTCAGTTGTTTCCCATGCAAAAACTCTAGGATATACACCAAACTCTGTTCGTGCTCCTTCTGCAACTGTCAATGTTAAATTAAATAATTTTCCATCAACTTTAACAACTGCACTCATTCCAAGAAACACAGTTTTTACAGCAAGTGTTGATGATGTATCTTATCAATTCCGCACACTATCAGATTACCAGACTACAGTTGTAAATGGCATTATATCTTTTTCTAATATTCCAATTTATGAAGGAACAATGGTAAAGAATAGATATGTTGTTGATACAAAAAACGTAGACCAAAAATTTAAGTTAACAAATCAAAATGCAGATACAACTTCTTTAAAGGTACAGGTTTATTCTGATGCATCAGCATCAACCTTTGCAACATACACTCTTGCTACCGATATTACTAAAGCAGGGCCAACCTCAAATGTTTATTTTTTACAAGAGTGTGATGATGGACAATTTGAAATTTACTTTGGTGATGGTATTGTTGGTCGTGCATTGTCTGATAACAATGTTGTGGTTTTGGAATATCTTGTAACCAATAAAACCGCAGCAAATGGTGCAAAGAATTTTTCAACCACTACTGCAATTTCTGGTGTTACTGATGTTACTACAACAACTGTGTCCGTTGCATCTGGTGGTGCAGAAAGAGAATCTATTCAATCTATAAAGTTGAATGCTCCTCTTGACTATGCGGCACAGGGTCGTGCGGTTACCCCAGAAGATTATAAAACTATTATTCCAAAGGTGTATGCAAATACAAAGTCAGTACAGGTATGGGGTGGTGAAGATAACTCAACTCCTGTCTATGGACGTTCTTATATTTCAATCGTTCCAACTTCTGGTTCTATCACCGCATCAGCGAAAGAACAAATTGTAACTGCATTGAAAAATGAATATACAATTGCATCTGTTACGCCTGTTATTGTTGACCCTATTACAACTTCTATTCGACTTGGGGTTACATTTAAATATAATAAAAAGAACACAACAAAGACTGCTGAAACTTTAGTAAGTGAGGTTACTCAGACATTACAAAATTATGATGCTAACAATCTACAAAAGTTTGATGGTGTTTTTAGACATTCACAAGTTACAGGTTTAATTGACGATACTGATGAATCTATTCTATCGAATATTACAACCGTCAAACTTGGACAATTATTTACACCCACTTTAAATAAAAATACAAAGTATGAATTAGAATTTAATAATGCAATCTACAATCCACATGGTGGTCATGCATCAGCTGAGGGTGGAGTTCTTTCGTCTACAGGTTTCAAAATCTCTGGTGACTCAAATGAAATGTTCCTTAATGATGACGGTAATGGTGTGGTGAGAATGTTCTATTATACTGACGGAACAACTATTACATATAAAGATGAAACTGCTGGTACTATTGATTATAATACTGGTAAGATTGTATTGACAGCATTTAATATTACATCTGTT